GCTAGTTTAACAGCATTTCTTAGACCACCACGGTTAGTGCCAGCAGGTGAGTACCAATCTTCTAGAGTAGCAGAAGTTGAAACACAGAGACCAGCAACGTCACCGTTACATGGGATCCAACGATAGATATCGTTGAAGCGATCATACATGTACTTATAACCACTATCAAACATAGCGTATGATGTGGAAGTTAGTTGATTGAAGAAGTTAATTGTATTTGTCTTCTGGACGTTCTTGGATAGAGCGCCACTCGATCCAACTTGGTTTCCTCTGTAAGGGGAAACAAAAGCGACACAATCCTTTCTGTTCTGAGCAACTGCCATAACGGAACCTGCTTTTAGAAGCGTATCAGTTTCGTTGGACATTGAACCACCCATTAGAACAAAATCTACGGTAGCGTCTTCAGTTTCGCTGAATACTTCGTAAGCGGCATCAATTTCGCCAGCGTTGTAAGCATAGTCATCGCCACCAGCAGATAGGGTGAAAGCACCGCCACCACCAATCAACTGAAGTTTTCCAGTTACAGCAGATGACTCTTGACCCCATGCTGCTCCAGATCCAGTACCACTTAGAGTAGCACCAGTGAAGACATACTCAGAACCTTCGTTAATGGCAGTTTTGTAGTATGCTGATTGACCTTCGGTTCCCTTACCGTCAGATAGTTTAGAGAGATAGGTTAAACGCTCGATGATAGTACCAGCAGTTCCGCTAATATCACCAGTGGCGTCAACAACAGCAACGTGAACTTCATCATACTCAACTCCTCTAGAAGCAGCGTAAGCAGAAGTGCCAGGGCGAGGACCGATGTTTGAAAGTTTTACACCAGAAACTGTAGCAGAAGCATACCAGCTAGAAGCAGCTTCGATAGCGGTATCTGGATCAAGAGCAGTTACGGTAACTAGAATGTCAGTGCCACCGAATCCCGATCCAGCAGGAAGGTTAATTGTGTCTCCTACAGTATAACCATCACCAGCAGCTAGAAGAGATACGGTAACCGAACCACCAACTCCAGTGGCAGCACCACCACCTTCTACACCAGCATCAGCAACTACAACTTGGAAAGCAGCACCGTTAACATCTGGTGTTGGTGTGTAAGTGCCAGGAGTTCTGCCTGGTTCGGTAACTCCATTGTGAGTGAAGGTTCCGATCTCGTTACCATCTTCGAATGTATCAGCAGTGCTGATCAGAACAGTTGGATCGGCAAGGGCAATAGTTAGTTGTCTTGAAGAAGCATCCCAGCCCATTACATCGGCAGTTTTAACACCAGCAGAGGTGTTGAATGAAACAGAAGATCCGATAACAGGGGTGTTGTCCCATCCAGCAGCAAGTGTTAGAACCTGATCAGGACCACGATCAACAACAATTACCTTAAGAGAATCGCCCCAGATACCAGGGCTTCTGGCAACAAAATTTTCGCCAGCGCCAAGACCAGCATCCCACTCTGCTTTGTTTAGAACATTGAGAGTAGCGTTTGCTCCAGTGTTAGCAGAGTTGGTGCCAGTTTCGGCACGGACTACAGCGAGTCTGCCGCCATAGTTGAGGAATTCGGATGCTACAAACCAATCTTCAGCATTGTCTGATTTGGGGGCACCGAATGTATCTAATAGTTCTTTCTGTGAGCTGATAGTTACAATCTCTCCAACGGGACCTCTAGCAAAAGTTGAAGCAAAAGCACCAGTGATAGCACTAGTATTTGTTACAACAGCTGTAGTAAGGTCACGTTCTTTGATTACAATACCAGGCGAGATAAGACTTGCCATGAGTTTCTCCTGAGGTATCCAGATTTAATCTAAAAATATTTATGATTTTGAACTCCTTGAGTGGGGAAACAAAACATGAACATTACCAATCAGGATAGTCCCACATCGAAGTCAGATCATTTCTTTTCCTAGATTCTATTACTCTTCTGACAGTACACAATTTACATTCGTATGAATATGCTGACGCTACTGTTGCCCTATCTTTTCTTGTTAGATAAAAATCATCCATCAAGCTTTTAGTTTTTCCACAGACACGGCATTTTCTCTCTTTGAATATTAAATGATCTAAAGAAAACTGATCTTCTAAATCCATTAGCGATAGTCCCACATATATCCTACTTCTTCCTGTGTGTCTCCATACCAAACTGTGCCGTCAGTAACAAATCCTTCATCCCCCTCTAGACCTGTGGTGATAAAACCGAACGGTGCCATGTCTTGTTCGATTTGATTCTTCTGCTCATCGTAAATACGCTGACGAATATCATTGTCAGTCATCTCTTTAAAATAATCCTGCTGAACCAACCAAGCAAAGATTACCATACACATAACGAGGTCATCATGGAATCCGTCGTCTGCTTCAAAAGATTGTTTCTTTTGAATAAACGTTGTTAGTTCGTTGATAATATCGTAGTCATTAAAGATTAGTTTGTCATCCTCAACAATCTGTTTGAGGTTGGCACACCCCACCTTCTTAACAGTCACACTCATCTTGACACCTAGTTGTGTCTTGTTACCAGAGAATCCTTGTCCAACAATCTGACCAGCACGTCCCCTCATGGCACACATAAGAACGTTAGGATACTCTAGATCAAAGTTCAAAATGGAAGCTACTTGATCTCCAATGTCATTCACTTCACACAGAACCCAGGCATTGTTGTATCCCCTAGCAACATCATTAATGACGCTAGGAAAGAGCATGGGTTTAATTTCATTGTTCCTGTACTTTGCTACAATACGATAAGGAACAGTTGTAATGTCATACACAATGAAAGCAGAATAGTCGCCACCGATGCCACGACTAACGTCAACTGTCATTAAGTATTCTGATTTTTCTTTTGGTTTCTCATAAACATCTAAACCTTTGTTTCTAGTAATAGGTTCTTCAAATACTAGTGCTTTAAGTTTGGCAGCAGAAATTAAAGTGTCAACCGATCCTAAGAATTCACATTCAAATTCCTGAGTAAACTGTCTCAAGGATGTGTTCTTGATTGTTTGTTCTTTCCAAGAAGCATCTCTGCCAGGCACTTGTGACCAGTGGACTTCGTGATAAGTGTATCCGTTTCTACCAGCAACAGCATCTTGCCACATCTTATAGAAGTGGTTCATACCCTGTGGGGTAGAGATGATAATTACTTTTGTTTTTGTACCAGAAGTAATAGTAGGATAAACAGAGGCAAAGAACGACTCAGCAATGTGATTCGGGACGAACGCGAACTCGTCGAGAAAGATGATGTTAAACGACATACCTCGGACAGCAGACGCAGACGTAGAAGCAGCGAGAATTTTCGATCCATTTTCGAGTTCGATGTTTCCTTTATTCCATACTACCACACCCTGCTGAATCCATTTGGGTAAGTTTTCATATGCTGTAGCCAAACGTGCTAACAAGTCACGTGAAGTAGATGCTTTGTTTGCTAGGATACCTACGTTAACATTATCGTTAAACAAAATATAATGCAGCAGATAAGATACCACAGTCGTTGACTTTCCCGTCTGACGTGGTAGTTTAGCAATGTTAAATCTGTTGTGGTGAAACTTCTCGATCAACTCCTCTTGGAAGTCCCACATCTTAAATGGCACTAGACCTTCATCAAGTGAAACGATCTGTACATAGTTCTTGGTAAAATATACGGGATCTTCTTTACACTTTAAATATTCTTCAATCTGTTCCTTGGTAAAATCAATCTTTACGTTCGCTTTTTTTAGAAGCGGATTACCAAGGTAGACATCATCTCCAGCAGCCATTACATATTATTCGCCTAGGATTATTTATCCCTCATATCTTTGTCCATCTCTGGACCATTCTTATTCAGATCTTCCATACGTTTTGCCCAAGTGTCTCCACCTTCAGCACCACGCTTAGGATTAATACACTGAAAGTTTCCTAACTTATTACAAACGAGACCAGCAAGATCTAATTCGTTTCCTAACTTACCAGTACCAGACCAGTAATGCTGACCGTTAATCCAAACTGCACCACACTTCGGACATTCTGCCCTAGTCATACTAAGGTCAGATAATTCTTTGTCTGATTCCATTTGATTAGTCCGTAGTGTTACACTAGTATAATCTATCTAGGAAAAAATAGTGTAAAGTTAAGCTACGATTTATTCAAAATATGACATTATAAAGATAAAATAAAGTTATTTGTCTTCTAATTCTCTTAAGTATTCGATCCACCAATCAGGATCTTTTTTCATTTTCCAATCAGGAACAGGAAGATCTCGCTCAGAATACCACTCTTCAATCGCTTCATTGATAATCTGTGCTACTTCCATATTCCTCTTCCTTTTCATCAACGTCTGCATATGGATTCTCCACGAAGGGTCCTCGCTTTCGTAAAGGTTCTTTTCTGACATAATCCGTCTCAGCATTAACAGCATCCGCCCACACAGCAAGTTTCATCACAATGAAAATAAGTGCTAGTGGTGTAAAACAACCGATTAAGATAATTGGATTCATTTGTGGCTCCTATGAAAAGGTTCCCAGTGCTCCCATCCATATTTATGGATTGCCCATATACCAGCGATGGGTACTACAATTAATGCTGTTGCTAAGATACCCAGTGTGAACGGGTTCTCCATGGTATGTCTAACGAATACTAACATTATTCAAAAAGTGATACTACAAATAAAAATACTCCAAACATACACATGAAAATAAGAATGCCTATTTGAACTTCCATGTT